AAGACCACGCACAAACGTTGTTTTTAGCCTAAAAATGAGGGTATGTTGATATTTATGAACATAGCATCGCTACAATCATTATAATTACTTTTATTGGACCCCACGGGCCATACCCTTTAATATCGGACTTGACACCCCGTACCACCCTATCTTGGACCCCTCTGCCCGATAAAAATTACAATTTTCTTGACATTTTTGGATAAAAAATTATTTTATTTCGTTTTTATGATCATTTGAAGGATATATAGAAAGATATGAACAAAATTTTTGGTCTATCAATGTCATTTTTACCGTATAAACACGGTTTATGGTTTGATTCACCATATAAAAGACAATGCCCATCTAAATTTGGGATAAAATTAAACCTCGTTGCCGGAAAATTTATTAGACCAATTCCAAAATGGGGCAAACATTGCTGGTATGACCCGTGGTTTGTGTTACGTGGATGGATAGTAGGCCCATTCATATCTATTGCTATAGGTAACTACGGGCTTTACCTGGGCTTTAAAAGTTTTTATATAGAACCGGGTGGGGGTAAATACTCTAAATGGACCAGAGACGGCGAACACGGCCTTTATTTGACGCCCTCAGCGTCGATTAGGCGAACGAGGAAGAAGTAATAATGGAATGGTTACAGCAGATAGTCAATCGCCTGACATGCTGGATACCGCGTATCTGGCTTGTTAATCCAGACGAAAGTGGTTTACGCATCACTTTAGGAAAAAAATTTAAACTCACACCGTCCGGATGGTATGTATTTTGGCCCCTGATTCAAGAAATGGTTAAAATCACCACTACGCCACAAGTAGTAGATCTTCGGGCACAGTCGGTTTTTACTAAAGATCATAAGGACCTATGCTGTGGCGGCGGGATTATGTACCGGATAGATGATCCGATGAAGGCTATCCTGATGGTACAAGATTTTGATAAGAGTCTTTATACATTAGCTTTAGGTATTGTTGCTGATTATATCAATCAACGCAATTTTAACGATTGTAATACTGCTGAGATCCGAGAAGCTGTTCTTAAGGGTGTTAGGGGAGACGCTGCTGGTTGGGGATTGAAAATAATGAGAATGTATGTAACAGATTTTGGGGTTACACGGAATATAAGGATTTTGGGAAATATGCCCGTTGTAAGGAATGTGTCACATGAGATCTGAAGAGATAAACAGGATTTATGATAAATTTCCGCCAGAGGGTAAGAACATGTCCAGAGAAGAATTTCACCGGGAGATGCAAGCGTTGACAGATCCGAACAAAATAAGACAAGATATAATGGATATTCAACTGCGTAAAGCAAGGGAGAGATCGAACAGGATAAATATTGAAAGGGGAATGAGACGATGAGTCAGAATGTAAGGCAAGAAGTTATCCCGTCAGGTTGGATAGATCTTGGCGTTGTAACAGCAGCACAAACCGCATTAGCTACTACTCAATTTGCTGCGGTTACAGCGGAAGCGTTAGCTGCGGCTGGGATCATCAATAAACATATTCCACATGGTGCGGCTAACTTAGAGCTTCGGTTTTATGGTACTGCATCAGCTAACGATGCCAACGTGGTGAACATCTATGCTAAACGCGATAGCGATGGTTATTATCAATTATTAGCTACTCTTACAGTAACATCAGGAACAGCTCAAAAAGGTGCGGCAACTGAGTTATGGGCTGACACTATTGTTGAGGATGTAGATGCAACACCTATGGCAAGTGGAGCAGTTATTAGTCCTGCTGATAATTCCATAGCCAGATATTATTTTAAGCCCGGTGGATATAAAACTTTATTGATAATTGCCACTACTCTTAATTCTACTAATTTAGGAGTAGAGCTGGCTTCATATAGTGGGTGATATAATGTTTAGACGTTTGATGATTGCTCTTATAGTTTGTATAGTAGCTATAAGCGGATTTCATGTTCATAAAGACATTAATGACAAGTGGGCTGAGCTGAATAGAGAAATGCGGTATGACTTGCCGTTTGTAATTGATAAAATGTTACCATCTGTAGTTATGATTAAATCGTTAGATGGATGGTTTGCATCAGGTGTGATTATTGGTAAACACACTGTTCTTACGGCAAAACACGTAATTGAAAATATTGATTCCAAGATTGTTGTCGTAGATGTAAATAATAATGAATATATAGCGGATTCTAACACAACTGACCCAAACAATGATTGCGGATTACTACATTTTAAAGAAGAGTTTAAGTGTATTTCTGAGTTTGTTGATTTTAATAATGTACATGTTGGTGACAGGATATTTACGATCGGTTCTCAGCTTGGATATTTTAATATAGTTACATCTGGAATTGTGTCTGCGCTTAAATGTGATGATTTGGATTTTTCAAACGAATATGTTATAATAATTGATGCTGATTGTAATTATGGTAGTTCTGGTGGACCAGTATTTGATAAAAATGGACAAATTGTTGGAATAGTTGTAGGTGGAACTAATAGTTTTACTATAGTTATATCGGCAGCCATTTGTAAAAAACTATATGACAAAGAAACAAGTACATCTTGAACTTGAAAGTTTAATTTCATTTATTGCTGGGAATAAATGTGTAATTAACACTGTTGATTTACCTACAGCGTTACTTGATCTTAGAATATTAATAAACAGTGTATTACACGATCTTGAATCAACAAAAAGAGAGCTTACATATGAAAAAGCACGGAATAAAGACTAAAGCTGGACAGTTGTTAAGTGGTTTTCTTAGACAGATAGCAGAAGAAAAGACAGAATTAATACAAAAAGATGGAGAAGATACAATAGCTTCTAAAGCTGAGGCTCTTGCGCGTTTAATGTGGAAGCTTGCTCTTGGGTATACAGAAATTTTACCGACATATAAAGACGGACAACTTGTTGGTCACAGTGAAATTATTCACGCACCAGATAGATATATGATGGATTTGGTTTTTAATAGGATAGAAGGTAGAGCACCAGTAGCTATTAAAGAAGGTGGTGATAAAATAACTGTTTCTGAAAGAGTAAGTGAAGAAGGTAAGAAACGCATTGCTAATGCCGGTGGCCTATAGTATGAAGTGTGATAAGTGCAAACAAATGAAAAATGAACATTAAGTTGTTATCGGTGAGCGTTAAAATACTACATTTACAAATTTAGATTTAAAATACGGCTACATTGCAAACGATAGAAACTTTAAAACCACAATTGTCAGAACCTTTTCCGAATGTTCAGCGATATTGGACTGATCCAAAAACAAATTTAATTGTTCCAAAATTTCAAATTGAGAATATTAGATGGCGTGGTAATTTATTAAAATCGGCGGAAAAAGATCTTATTCTTCAACGTGATTTACTTGCTGCTTGTAGAGAATCTCAGTTATTTTGGATCAATACTTTTGTGTGGACTTATCATCAATTTGATGTTAATCCGTTTACCGGTAAAAGAATTGAAGCTAAACAACCACATAATCCATTTATATCGTGGGAGATACAGGATAATTTATTTAATGAATTTGAACTATGTCTAAAAGTTGGAGAAGATATTTTAATTGATAAAAGTCGTGATATGGGAGCAAGTTGGGCTTGTATATGTTTTCTTCATTGGTTGTGGTTATTTAGACCACACAGCCAACTTCTTGAAATGTCGCGTGTTAAAGAGTATGTTGATCAAACTGGCAATATGAAAGCTTTGTTTCAAAAGCACGATTATATAAATCTTTGGTTACCGGAATGGATGCGACCACCTGAAGTATTTAGGGGAGAAAAAAATCGTTCTATTATGCACATGTTGAATACAATAAACGGCAGTTGTATAGATGGAGAATCTACTACTGAACATGCAGCATCAGGTGATAGACGATTGGTTATTTTACTTGATGAGTTTGCCAAGGTCAAGAATGGTAGACTTATGCGTAGTGCTACTGGTCCAGCCGCATTAATGCGTATAATTAATTCTACTGTAGTTAGTCCTGGTACTGAATATAGTAAATGGAAAAATGATGGTACTGTAGTGGTGTTTCCTTTAATGTGGTGGGATCATCCAGATAAGGGTAAAGGGCGTTATGTTGAACAGGATAGTATTACTAAAGCATGGAAGATAAAATCTCCTTGGTATAACAAAAAAGCAAAAGATTTATCACCAAATGAAATAGCCAGAGAAATAGATGCTAATGATCTTGAAACTGGATCTACATTTCTTACTGCATCCAATATTGATAAGCATATAGCTATATTTGGCCGCAATCCAATATCACAATGGGATGTGACACTTAATAAAGATGTTGCTGATGAACACATAAAAGATATAGTTAAAAAACGTAAGTTAGATAAAATAGTGGCAAAGCGTGTTACCAAAGGTAAACTTTGGGTTTGGGTTAATCTTATAAATGGTAGATTGGATCAACATTATGATTATATTGTTGGTATAGATATAAGCAAAGGGCAAGGGGCATCTAATACAGTATTCTCAATTAAGAATAGGCAAACAGGCGAAAAAGTTGCTGAATGGGCAGATGCCAATACACCAGTATATGAGGCTTCTAAGATATGTGTAGCATTGGCTATTTGGATAGGTGGTAGAAAGAAATTGCCGTTTCTTAAATGGGAAATGAATGGACCTGGACTTGAATTTGGTAAACGTATTGTAAAGATATATTGTTATCCTTATTATTATCGTAATATAAAACCGGGTGGTATAAGAGACAGGCAATCGAAAAATTATGGTTGGCATAATAATAGTAAATCAAATGAACTTTTGATGAGAAATTATGATAGGGCACTAGCTCATGGTGGTTATATTAATCATTCTATATT